GGAGTCGTTAAAATGGTTAAAAAAGAAGTAGCCTAATGGCTAAAGCTAAAGATTCTAAACTTAAAAGAGCAGGCGTTAGTGGTTATAACAAACCAAAAAGAACGCCTAGTCATCCTAAAAAGTCACACGTTGTAGTTGCAAAAGTTGGCAGTACAACCAAATTAATACGCTTTGGCCAACAAGGAGTTAAGGGTGCTGGTAAAAACCCTAAGTCTGCTAAAGATAAAGCAAGACGTAAATCGTATTATGCGAGACATAATGCACAAGACTCTAAGCCAAGCAAATTATCAGCTCGGTATTGGAGTCATAAGGTAAAGTGGTAATATGGCTAAAAAAGTAAGTTGGATGTGGGGAGGAAAGCGTTACTCTGGCACATTAATTAGAGAAACTAAAACACATAAGTTTGCCAGAACGCACAATGGCAAAATTAAAAAGATAAAAAAGTAAAGGTTAATATGCCTAAAGTAGGAAAGAAAAAGTTTTCTTATACTAAAAAAGGAAAACAAGCTGCTAAAAAGTATGCTAAGAAAACTGGTAAGAAAATGAAAAAGAGTTATTAGTGATTAATAAATCTCAAATAAAAGAAATTATTAAAGACACTTTAAATAGTATAGATCTGTACAGTCTTGAAGCAGAGCATTTTATTTACAACACAGGTTTAGTTGAAAGTAGATATGAATACTTAAAACAAATAAAAGGCCCAGCTAGAGGCATGTGGCAATGCGAACCTTGGGTAGCAGTTGATATATGTAAAAACTATCTTAAGTATAGAGAGTCTTTAATGAAAAAAGTAGCTACAGCTTGCAAATTGGAATGGTACTATTTTTTAGAACCTAAAGAAAAAGATTGGGAAGAAATATTAACTACCAATATAGCAGCACAAATTGCTATATGCAGATTGCATTACAGGAGAGTGCCAAAAGCACTTCCTAAAACTATAGAGGAGCAAGCTTCTCAATGGAAAATTTATTATAACAGTTCTAAAGGTAAGGGTACTGTAGAAAAATTTATTGAAATAGTTAACGCAAATAGATGAAGATAAAAGAAACAGTAGTGGTATTTCCTGATATACATTTTCCAAATCACGACAAAAAAGCTTTTAGTTGTGCTTTGAATATTGTAAAAAAAGTAAAACCAACTGGGTTTTTATGTTTGGGTGATTTTGCAGATGGTGAATCTGTTAGTCATTGGCAATGGTCTAAAAAGAAAAGACCACCTGTAGAGTATCAACTTCCAATGATATATAAAGAAATAGATCAAGTTAATGAAGGCTTAGATCAAATTGATGCAGTATTAAAACAAGTTAAGTGCAAAAAGAAAATTATGGCACAAGGCAATCATGAAATCTGGTTTGATAATTTTGTACTGGAAAATCCTTACTTAGCTCAGCTAGGGTCTAAACGTGCTTTTAAAATAGCTGATAGAGGCTATGATTGGTATCCATATGGAGAGATTTTTAAAGTGTTAGGGTCTAAGCTGTATGCATATCATGGCGGTCATTATGGAGGGATTTCACATACTCGAACTCATGCTTTACAATTTGGTTGCAACATCATTTATGGACATACACATGATAGTCAAAAAGCATCTGTGCAACATATTGATGGAGCACACATGGCTCATTCTTTAGGATGTCTTACAGACATGACAAAAGAATATTTAAAAGGCAGACCTACGAACTGGAGCCATAACGTAGGAGTTGTGGATATATTTACAAACGGCAATTTTAATTTAGTGGTACTAGAAATAGTCAATGGATATACAAGTTATTGTGGAGAAATAATAAGTGCCTAAACAGATATATCAATTAAAAGATTTTAGTGGTGGTTTAAACTCACTTCAAGATGAAGCTGATATTAACGATAATCAGTTATCTGCAGTTCAAAATTTTATGTTTAATAAACAGGGATCTATAACACCTGCTTTTACAATTAGTTTAAACGGTAGACTTGCTACAGTAACATATAGGAATAGTCATATAGATCATTTAGAAGCTGGTTATGGATTGGGGTATCTTGAAACAGATCACATAAGAGACGCTACTACTTTAGCATTTGAAGCTTCTGGTGGAACTGCAGCTACAGGTACATCTAGTTCAGAACGTGGTTTTTATATGGATGCAACTAGCGGAGATGGTGCTAGAACTGTTGGAGCAAGAGGTTTGGGCGGTGCAAGTGCAGGAGCTGATTATGATTTAGCTACTGCATTTCCAGTTGGAACAGACATTTTAATTACAGCAGAAACATTTTTAAACAAAGGTTTAGATCGTTCTGGTCAAGGAATATATAAAGTGGTTGCTACCTCTGGAAATAAAATAATATTAAATAGAGCAGTACAACATGATTTAGAATTTACGTCTTCTACTGATTTTAGTGCAGGATGGCATGGTACAATAGTTGCAAGTCCTAGTCTTACAGATAAAATATTGTTTTTAGCACATCCAGATGAACATAAAATTGATACAATGTCGTTTCAAACTAGCGGATCAAAATGGGCTGAAGATACAATTACGTTAAACTCTAGTCCTGTAAGTACAAAATCTTTAGTAAAATATTATGCTATTAACGAAGCTATTCGTTGTTGCGATACTGCAGATTTTAATAAATCAAAAATTCAATGGTACGGATTTATACAAAGAAAACATTTTGATAGAGCAACGGGTACATCAGCTACTGCTGGAAATGCTTATTTAGGATATTATGCAAAAGACAACACTTTATCTCCTCCTACAAATAAAGTACTTCTTTCAGCAGAAGATTCCTCTCCAGATAATTATGGTACATATCCTGCAAGTGCAGGTACAGGTTTTAATATAAACATTATTTCAGACACAGATGACAATGGTGCTATTGCAGGTGGAGTTACTTATGAATTAGCATCTACGTTTATATATGACGAAAACCAAGAGTCTCTTCCGCAAGCTTATACAAATACACATGCTATTTCTGCTGCTAATGATTTAAAGTCTTTATCTTTAAATGTAACTGCTAAAGGCCCATACGATCCTAGAATATCTGGAGGTAGAATTTATATAAGAGAGCAAGGCACAGATGCAGAATACACTATGCTTGTTGATATTGATTTAACCAAAGGTTGCAGAACTAAATTCTCAGATGATTACACCGCATGGTTTGACAATGGAAGCAATGAATTTAACTGTCCAACTGATACAGCTTCTTCTAATTTTGTTGTAAAAGAACTTGGTTTAATTACTTATGAAGTAATTAATGGTTATTCTTCTAGTGTATTTAGCAATGCAATTGGAGATGAAAGTGAAAATTGGAAAGATTCAATTGTTTCTAATAATAGAGCTTTTGTTTGCAATGTTAGTATTAAAGATGAAAACTCAGGTTTTGAAAAAGAATATGCTCCTATAATTAAAAAACCTGATCGAATTATGTATTCAATGCCAAACAGGTTTGATACATTTCCTTCTCATAATTATATAGAAGCAGCAAGAGGTGACGCAGACATTTATATAGCTATTGATTCTTTTGCAGATAGATTATTAGCCTTTAAAAAACAAACGTTAGATATAATTAATATATCATCTCCTGATGATGCTACATGGTTTTTAGAAGACAGCAAACGCTTTATGGGCATTATGAATCCAGAGTTAGTTAAGAAAACTCAATACGGTTTAGTTTTTGCTAATTACAATGGACTGTTTATTTATAACGGAAATCAAATTATTAATTTGTCAGAAAATTTAATTGGAGATCAATACTGGCAAGAACATATGTCAGATAATAGTTCTATTATTTATGATGAATTAGATTCTTTGGTTTATGTTGTAGCAAACATTGGCTCTAATGGCGATGCGTATATGTGCAATCTTAAAAAAAATGTATTTACTTATATTAAAGATTTTACACTAGACACAAATGATGGAATGACAAATAGCGTGCATACAGATCAAGATATTTATATTGTACATGATGAAGGAAGCAATACAGATGTTTATACATTTGATAAGAATTATTCATTCCCAAGGCCATATGTAAAACAAACAAACGGATCTTTTAGTACAAAAATGTTTGATTTTGGAAACCCTTCTGTAATGAAAAGAATATACGCTGTTTACCTTACGTACAAATCAGATGAAGCATTAACTGGATTTTTTACAGGAGTTACGATAGACGGTTCTAATGCTTTAGCTGGTACAATAGCTGCAACAACAAGTAGTGGACAAGACTGGGCAACAGTAAAAATAACACCCTCTGCTCCTTTTTCATGTGAAAAAATGAAAATTGTTTATACTAATCCAAGTGCAGATCCAGTTGTTTTTATTAATGATATTTCTATAGAGTATAGGACTATAAAAAAGAGAACTACTTAATGGATAGAATTTCTAGACAGATTAACAATAGAAAACAAAATAAAATTAGACTTTCTAATAATCCACCTTCTATACAAACTATGCGAGAAGGTGAAGAAGTGCTATATCTAAATAAAGATAATAAACTTTGCAGATACCGCAAAGAAAAAGGAGTACTGTGGAAGTCTGATATGAGTCATGATGGAAGTCATGTTGTAGAAAAAAATTTAACAGTTAAGAAAGATTTAAAATTTAAAGGAGCTACAATTAGCTCAAAGAATACAGGTACAAGTTTAACTATAAGTATTGACACTCAAGAAGCTGTTGGTGGAAATATTATGGAATGGGACAGTTTGCCTGACGCTAGTTTAAAAGTTTACATAAATGGTACGTTGTACCAAATACCATTAAAGGCGGTGTAGTATGTCATTAAGTGCTTTATTATTACAACAACAGATGAGTGCA